CCGCGACCGCGTCCATGAAGGCGCGCACGTCACTCGCCGTGACCTTGGTCAAACCGTCTGCCGTGTACTGCGCGAGATCCGCATTAGCACGCCATTCGTACATGACGCCGGACGGATGCTTGCCTGCAATTAGGTATTGCTGCCCAGCGCCCAACACTTCCACAGCGTGTTCTTTGTCTTCTGCATCACGGAAGACGATCCGCATCTTACGGATGGGTTCGTCGCCTGTGCGGCGGAAGACGCAGAGTGAACGCGGTGCATTGGCACGGATGCGGACTGGCGAAGCACCGAGGTGGAACGCCGCAATGTTTTCGAGGAGGTCGCGTGCTTCGTCCGAATTAACGTCGATGTCTACTGCGGGCCAATTCTCTGCACGCAGGCCTACGTTCTCAGTCGGCCACGAAGCTGCTTCGCGGATCTGTGCATCGCTAACACCCATCGTGGGCCAAGCGCCGCCAAGGCCCCACCATTGGCCGCTTGAAAAAGCACCGGGAACCTTGCCGCGCATCTCTGGCGCGACAGTCGTGCCGCGTGCCAGCGGAGCGTCAGGCGGAATAATTGGAAGCAGGTCATTCTGCGGAAAGCGCGCGGTAATAAACGGCGCGGTGGATTGTCCGAAAGTGACCTTGTATTTTAGCGGTGAACCTGTCATATCTCCCCCTATCGTAAACCAAGGACGCAGCAACCGCTGAGCCCCTCAATTTGCGATTCTCCCTGTAAACTTAGGCCCCGCAAGGGGCCTTTTTTTTACAGTGGTTTTACATTCAACTGAAGCCCAAGAGCGTTAATATACCTCATCGCCACATTGAATGAGGTAGTACCTGCGTGAGTTTTCCACCACCAATAAGATCCATGAGACATATTGGCTTTGGCAGAAAGTTGGCGTTCTGAAAGACCTCGCTCAATTCGGGCAGCTTCCACGATCTTGAGTAGGTCGTCCGTGTTCTCAATTCTCATCTTCATTTTCCCACTTAGCTGCGGCATAAGCTATCGCAGCGTAACCAAGCGTATCTGCATAATTATCCCGGTGGAAAGTGCCAGTGCATTTACGGGCCAGCTTCAACATACAGAGCATCTCCGCTGCGTCAGCAGCACTGATGTAAATTATTTCACCTCTTCGATGGTAAAGATACGTCCGCCAAAAACCTGCTAAAGCTTCCAGTGTCTCGATGGCATTTCCATGCGTGCCAGCACGGTCCTTCGTCACAAGCTGTTTGGCCTCGTCCAGAATTTCAGAGAGTTCTCTGTTTAGGTCTTCTTTTCTCATTTTCCGTACCTCACGCTTTCCTTGCCTTCTGCGGCAAGAGGGAAACCTTTCGCCCATTCTGGCAACTCGCACATGATGCGGACCATCTCGTCCACGGTGCCTTCGCCCAGCGGGACTTCGCTAATGACTTCGTCGTGGACCGATGCGATCACTGGGTAGCCTTGCTCTTCCAAGCGCAGCATCGCGTCCGCAATCAAATCACGGCACAACCCCTGCACGATGTTCTCGGTCAGCTTCCCACCAAACGTCCGCTCTGGCCCCCACTTCTTCGTCATGCTGTTGACGGCCATGTATTCCAGACTGACGCGCTCACCATACGGACCGGCATAAGTAACCAACCGGGGGCGGTGGTAGAAAAGTTTGCGGCCAGACGGCAAGCGCACCAGCAACCAATTCTTGTCCGCGAAGAAAGCCACCTGCCGGTAAACCGTCTCACGGCCACGTTCCGCGACCGCAGCAATCGCTGCTTCCTCCAGCATTTTCCACAAGCGCGGGATCTTTGCATAATTGCTGCGATAGGCATTGACCGCCTTGTAGGCCAGTTCCTCGTCAATGTCGGTGCCCATTGCAGCGCACGACAGACGGAACTTCTGCGCCCCCATGGAGTAACCGCAGTTATGGACAATCAATGGACCCGCACTGGTAAGAATTGTAAATCTATTCCGCGGACCCGCTTGATAGATGTCGTAGACGTTCGACTTCTTTTTCCAAACTATTGATCCGGTCTTGTAATTCGCTAATCGTTCGCCGATTTCCCATGTTATCTTTTCGAGTAACGAACCGTAGATTACCCGGTTCATACCCCTTGTTGTTGTCGATGCGATCAATTTCCAATTCTGGAACATCCCATCCAGATAACGTGAGCAAGTACCGTAAAAATTCTTTACGATCTTTTCTCCACGGTTCATAAACCTCGATGCCACGCCCTCCGTAATGGTGGAACCGTTTATTATTTGGGTTGTGGCACCTGCGGATGCAGGCTGAGATCCGAGTAAGTAAGCGTTCTCTGTGGTTGTCATCGGCGAGAACGTCTGCGTAGCCCAAATAGCGTTTTCGCGTAGTTGTGCCAGCTTTCCTCGCGCACGCGCTACAACGTGTTGTACGCCCTTGGACAAGGTTTGAACGAACGATTGGGCCACTCCATCCGCATGAACACTCGCATACCGGATGCCATCCAGAGTTTTGCCCGTTTTTATCGAACCTGCGCTCCCATGATAAAACGGTAAGTTCACCAACTTTGTCGCCGACTTCAAAAGGGAAGGGGTTGTATGGACCTCTTTCCACTCCCGCCATCCATGTTCCGTTAGGATTGCGTGGTCCGGTGTAGCACCGATCCCGTGACGCCTGTGAACTGTCTTCACACCCTGATCCAATACGCCCTGATGTGTCACCCATTCTATACCGTCCCATAGAAGATCGTTAGGTTGCAGGTATACAATAGGTACCCAACCTCTTTTTGTCAAAACAGGAGTGTCGGCCTCAAAACAGCCTAGTATGACCGTTTTTCCAAGAAAGCGTTCGAGGCTATCCTTGCCCACTTCTGCCGGGTTCATGTCGAAGATCACACCGGCCATCTCTTCGTAGACCTTGCCGCCATTGGCGAAGAGTTCCACGAGATCCGCCTGCCCTGCGAGCCACGCCACACCACGCGCCTCAACCGCAGCATAATCGGCCCACATGAGCCGGTGCCCCGGCGCAGCCGTGATCGACCCCCGCACCATGCGCGACAGGGTGGACAGCGCCTTGTCCGTCGATGCCTCTAGGTTCTTCCGGGACCAATCGAAATCCTTGACCGTGTCGCGTGGGAGGTTCTGCAACTGCACGCCAGCACCACTCCACCGGCCCGTAGAAGCCCCGTGATACATCAGGTTGCCACGCACGCGCCCGTCCTTCGACACCCGGTCGAGCATCGCTTGGAACTTCTTGACGCTGCTCTTCCCAGCCAGCAGCCGGATCTCCAGCGCCCGCTTTACCTCGTCTGGCAACGCCCCAGACTTCAGTAAGTTTTCCACAGCTTTTTTATTTAGACTTTCGTCCTCGCCTTCAAGGATGCCGAAACCCTTGGACAGCAGCCATTGCCGCAGCTTGGCTACGTTTGTCGCTGCGGGCACAGCGCCATCCGTGATCCGGTTCAACTCATCGTTCAGCTTCTCTTGGGATTTCATCGCCACGCTAACAGCGTAGGTCGCAAACGGCACGTCCAGCGACACACCACGGTCGTTCATCGTTTCGGTCAGCAACCACACCTTGCGCTCTTCGTCCGTCAGGGGGCGCAAAGCTTTGTCCAACTGGCGCTCGACCTCCACGTCAGTCGCGCAATACTGCGCGAGGCGTGCCATACGCGCATCATCTTCCCACCACGTGATCGTGCCGTCTGGGGCCACGCTACGCGGGCGGCACATGCGGAGCATGAGCGACCGGCCTTCTGCGTCCTTCTGCACGTCCAAGCCCAACGCGGACGCAGCGCCATCCAGCGAACGAGGCAAAGCTTGGCGCGCTGCGCGGGCGGCGGTGTCATCCCAACGGAATGGGTGCGGGACCGGCCACCCGTGGCGCGGGCCTAGAATGTAGGTGAGCATGGCTTTTTCGAAGCCAGCGTTGTGCGCCACGACGATGCAGTTGTCGTCTTCTAATGCGGCGCGTAGGTCGTCGGGGAGAGGCTGCGTGTGCAACCATGTCTGCACCGGGCCTTCGTCAATCGCGTAGCAGGCCATGATGACTTCGGTCTGCGGGTCTTCTGCGTATCGGTATGCGCCAGAGACGCGGAGATCGA